CTGGACGAGATGAAGCGCGACGGCGACAAGCGCATCGTCGAAGCAGTGGATGCCGCGGTCAATGGCCTGCCGCACAACGAGCGCATTGCAATCCTGCGGCTCTACGCGCTCACGGCCGATGTTTGGCGACTGCGCGAGCCCTGGCCAGTGCTTGAGGCCCGCGCGCGCCAGCTGATCCGCGTGTCGCTCAATGCACGCAAGGTCGAATGACCTGTTGACACGTTACCGGTAACGCGCTACATTCTCTCCACGCGCTGCATTCCGTGGCGCCAACCGGAGAAATACGATGTCCGCATACCAGGTCGACGACTACCACATCAACGCCTTAGTTTCCTGGGCAGCTGGCCGCCACGGCCACCAGGCCGTGAGCTACTACTGGAACGGCTCGCGCCGCGACATCCGCACCGACCCCAAGCGCATCGCCTCGGTGCTCTACGCCGAGAACGTGCGCAGCGTGAACGCGCGGTACAAGCAGGCCGATGATGCGCACGGCTTTCGCTACAAGTCCGTCATCACGACCCACCTCAAGCTGCAGGACATCGTCATGGCCTGCCGCGGCTTGGCCTACCAGTCGTGCGAAACGTCCGACTGGGAGCAGACCGAGGCGCGCGCCATCCTCGAGGGGATCAAGGACTCGGCCGTGTGCCAGTGGATCGACGACTCAAACGCCTGGGCGCTGGTCGCGCCGCGCGTCTCCCTTCTCTGAGCCGGAGGACAACATGGGCTGGACTTACCTCAATCGCACGGTCGCCGATCCGAAGGCGTTCCTCGACAACGAATACGGCACCGCGATCCTCGAATCCGCGATCGTCGGCGACGCCTACTACGCTGCCGCGCGCATCCAAGACGGCCGCGTCATCGCGGTCGTGACGCTGATCGATTCGGCCGGCGGCTTCGGCTGGAAGACCATGGATGAGTCGATGGGGCCGCTGCGCGCAGACTGCCCCGCCGACATCCTGGCGATGCTGACCGAGCCGGCGCCAGGCCCCTGCGCCGAGAAGTGGCGCAACGCCTGCCGCACCGCCACCGTCTGACACCCACCGCCCCGGCCAGCGCCGGGGCATCACCGGAGAGCACGATGAACAGTCAACCCGTCCCCATCATCCCGTCCTGGGCCTCGATCCTGCCGATCCTGGTGCACGTGGCCGAGAGCGGAACCACCGCCCAGGGCCGCGCCGAAGCCATGGCGGAGTTGCAGCGCATGGCCCGCATCGCCGACGAGGGCGTGCCCGCTTTGCTGCAGGCCATCGAGCGCGTCTACGCCAGCGCGGGGGAATCGTCGGAGTGGATTCGCACGCGGCTCGACGACGGCAAGCGTGCTTACATCAAGGCGGTGCTGGCATGAGCGCCGCCAAGCACTCTCCCGCGCCCTGGGTCACTCGCGCCTCGCGTGACGGCAGCGGCGACGTCGCCATCATGTCCGGCACGCTGATCGTCGCCGAAGTCTGCGCGGACCTTCGATTCTCAGGCGAGCGCCCCGCAGAGGCGCAGGCCAATGCCGCATTGATCGCCGCGGCGCCGGAGCTCCTCGAAGCGCTTCGCTTTATCGTCACCCACAAGGCCAGCGTGCAACTCGACCCGCAGTGGGCCGTGAACGTCGCGCGCCTGGCGATCGACAAAGCGGAGGGCCGGTCATGAAGCGCCTCGCAATGTCCCGCACCGCCGCGATCGAGAAGGCCAAGCGCTACGTCACGATCGGCGCGCATGGGCGCCAGTACGTCGTGTACCTGCCGTACCGCTTCTCGGACCTCGAAGGTCCTAACACGCACGGCCACCCGAGCGACTGGTGGGCGGCCCGTGCCAACTGCACCCGCAACCGCGCAGCCCTCGCGCTGCATCTCATGGGCATGGTCGGGACCGACTGGATCACGGTCCTTGCCGTGATCGAGCACGCGCACGGCGACGGCATCACCGAGCTTGAGGACCTGGTCGCGCACGTGGCCGCGCGCCTGGTGCACGCATGAGCGCCGTCACCGTCGGCACCTGGGTCTACCACCGCGACGACGCGGCGCCGCTGGACTGCGATTACGGCCAGGTCACTGACGACCTCGGGCACGGCCTGGTGCGGGTCGCATGGCACGGTAGCCAGGTCAGCACCCGCTGTGCCGCTGACAGCCTGTCCGTTGCCGGGTCCCGCGAACAGGCGCAAAACGCTGCCTATGCACCCTGGAGAGGCCGCGGATGACCGCTCCCAAAACCGTCGCCACCCGCGTCGCCGAACTGCGCGAACGCCGCGCCGCCCTCGGCCTGGTACGCCTCGAGCTCTGGGTCCGACCCGAGGACGCCGAGCGCATCCGGACCTACGCTGCCAAGGTGGCCAAACAGCCACGCTTGACGCCCAAGCCTGACCGCACGTAGGCTTGACTCCGCAGGGGGGAAGTTGCCCCCACCTGAGCCCGCCACCCCGGCGGGCTTTTTCATTCCGGAGCGTGACTGTGGCGAAGGCGAAAGGCGAGGCGAACAAGCCCGCCGGAGCCCGCGCGCGCCCGAGGAAGGCCAAGGCCGCCGCCGAAGCTGCTGTGGCCGCCGCCATCGCCACCGCGCACGACCAGGCGCCCGAGGCCCCGCCGGCCCCGCCCGAGGCGCTCCAGGCGGCTCCCAGGACCCGCGGTGGCCAGGACACGTACACCGAGGCAATCGCCGAGGAAATCTGCGACCGCCTGGCCAATGGCGAGTTCCTCCGCGTGATCTGCCGCGACGACCACATGCCGGCCTGGCGGACCGTCTATGCGTGGATCGAGGCGCGGCCGGACTTCGATGCACGGATCGCGCGCGCCCGCGCGGTCGGATTTGACGCCATCGCCGAGGACTCGATCGTCATGCTCGACGAGAAGCCCGGGATGGTCGGCACGATGTTCGGCGACAAGGTCGACTCCGGGCACGTGGCCTGGCAGAAAAACCGCGCCGACCAGCGGCTCAAGATGCTGGCCAAGTGGTCCCCGACCAAGTTCGGCGACGCGGTCAACGTCAAGCACAGCGGCGCGGTCGGCGTTGCCCAGGTCGAGATGGAAGCCGACCAGGCCGTTCGCGTGGCGCAGGCCATCCTGGACGGGATGAAGGGCTGACCATGGCCGCCACCCCCGCCCCGTCGCTGCAGCAGCTGGCGACGGCGTGCCGGGACGATGTCATCGCCTACAGCCTGTTCGTCGACCCGGTCTACCGGGCCAACCGGTTCCACCGCTTCATGGCGCGCAAGACCGCCGCGGCGCTGGCCAGGGGCCGTGGCCGCATCATGGTCTTCGCCCCGCCGCAGCACGGGAAGTCCGAATTCGTGTCCCGCAAGCTGCCCGCCTACGCGCTCGGCCGCTACCCGGGCACGAAGGTCATCGCGGCCAGCTACGGCGAGGACCTGGCGCTGTTCAACGGTGCTGCGGTGCGCGACATCATGACCGGCGCCGCGCATCGCGCGGTCTTCCCCGAGGCCTCGATCAAGCCTGGCTCCGCCGCAAAGGACTACTTCGAGACGGCCAACGGAGGGCGCTACCTGGGCACCACCGTCCGCGGCGGCGCCACGGGGTTTGGGGCCACCCTCTTCCTCATCGACGACCCGTTCAAGGACAGAGCCGAGGCCGATTCGGTCACCGTCCGCAAGAGCGTCGTCGACTGGTACAAGGCCGTTGTGCTGACGCGCCTGGCCGAGGATTCGGTCCTCATCATCATGCACACGCGCTGGCACACCGACGACCTGGCCGGCTGGTGCATGCGCGAGCAGGCGCACGAGAATTGGGACGTCATCAACCTGCCCGCGCTGGCCGAGGCCGACGACGTCATGGGCCGCGAGATCGGCGAGGCGCTGGTCCCCGATCGGTTCAGCGCCAACGCGCTGCGACACACCCAGGTGTCGCTCGGCGGAGGCGATGCCCGCGATTGGCTCGCCATGTACCAGCAGCGCCCGGTCGCCGAGGGTGGAGGCGAGTTCAAAGACGCCTGGCTGCAGTTCTACGCCAACGCGAACGCCGGCCGCGGCATGACCAAGGTGATCCTGGTCGACCCAGCATCGGGCCGCCGCGCGAAGGAGGAGAACGACTACACCGCGATCTGTGTCGTCGGCCTGGGCGCGGACGGCAACTACTACCTGCTCGACCTTGTGTACGACCGGCTGAACCTGGCGCAGCGCACCTCCGCGCTCCTGCGCCTGCACCGCAAGTACCGGCCCGAGCACCCCGTGCGCTACGAGCAATACGGCATGCAGGCCGACATCGAGCACATCCGGTCGGAACAGGAGCGGCTCCAATACCGCTTCCCGATCGTCGAGGTCGGCGGCTCGACGCCCAAAGCCAACCGCATCCGCCGCATGGTGCCTTCGTTCAGCACCGGCCGCTGGTGGCTCCCGAATCAGCTTTGGTACACCAACATCGCCGGCCAGCTGGTCGACCTAGTGCACGTGTTCCGCGAGTCGGAATACAAGGCCTTCCCCGTCGGGCGCCACGACCACATCCTTGACGCGCTCGCGCGCCTGTTCGAGCCCAACGAGAAGCAGGACCCCGCGCTCGAGCTCTCCTGGCCTGGCGAAGGGACGTTCGTCGCGCCGGTGATGCCGCACGACGTCCTTGACCCGGTGACGGGCTGGTAACCCATGGCCGCATACCCGCAAGCCGTCCCTTCGCCCGACGAGCTCGAGCAAGACAAGGCCGAGCCGGGCGCACCGCTTGGCGAGGACGGCGAACCTCTGTCGCCTGCGGTGATGCGCCAGCTGCGCGTCGACGAGTTTGCCCAGGCCCTCATCACGAAACGCACCGAGGCCGTCCAGGCGCGAGCGGCAAGCGGAGTCGAGCGGCGCTGGGTCGACGACCTAGACGCCTACCATGGGCGCGACGAGTGGAACCGGCCGCAGGGCATCATGGAGGCCGCATCGTCCGGCGCCATCCCCGCGGCCATGGGCACCGAGACGAACCGCTCCGGCGTCGGCTCCGGCGCCCGCTCGACGGTCTACGTGCAGCTGACCAGGCAGAAGACCAACGCAGCCGCCGCGCGAGTCCAGGAGATGCTTTTCCCCTCGGACGAGGCCAATTGGTCCATCAAGCCCACGCCCGTGCCGACCCTGACGGAGGCCCTGTCGGAGCATTCGGGCGTGGCCTGGCGCGATCCGGAGCTCGGCCAGCTGCCGCACCCTGACGATCCGACCGGGCAGCGCAAGCTGACCGCATCGGACGTCGCGGCCGACATGATGCGCACCGCCCACAAAGCGTGCGAGGCGATGTCCAAGCAGATCGAGGACCGCCTCGAGGAGTGCGGCTACGTCAAGCACGGGCGCCAGGTGATCGCCGACGCCGCGCAGATGGGCACCGGCATCATCCGCGGCCCGGTCGTTACCACCTCGATTAGCAAGGAGTGGGCGAAGCACAGCGACCCGTCGGGCACCGTCCGCGTGCTGAAGTTCAAGCAGGAGACGAAACCCGCGAGCTACCGCGTCAGCCCCTGGGACTTCTTCCCCGACCCGGCCTGCGGCGAGACGATCCAGGAAGGCAGCTACGTGTGGGAGCGCGAGTTCGTCTCGGGCCGCAAGTTGCGCGACCTGGCCCGCACCGAGGGCTACGACCGCCAGGCCATTGCCGAGTCGCTCAAGGAAGGCCCGCAGCGCGTCACCAGCACCGGCTCTTCGCACTACGAACAGGCCCGGGCCGGCGACGGCTACGGCGACCAGGCGTTCCGCAACTTCACCGATTCGCGCTTCGAGCTCTGGACCTACGTCGGCGAGGTCGACCGCGAGGTGCTCGAGCAAGTCGGCATCACCGTGCCTGGCGAGCTCTCGGACCTGTTCAGCCTCTCGGCCATCGTCGTCATGTGCAACGACCGGCCCATCAAGGTCGCGCTCAACCCCATGGACGGGGGCGACCTGCCCTATGACGTCTTCGTGTGGGAGCGGGTCAGCCTCTCGCCCTGGGGCGTCGGCATCCCCTACCTGATGCGCTACGCCCAGCGGACCATCAACGCAGGATGGCGGGCGCTTCTTGACAACATGGGCGCCTCCTCGGGCGTGCAGCTGGTCATGTCCGAGGACGTCGTCCCGGCCGACGGCAGCTACACCATCGTCGGCCGCAAGATATGGCGAGCTCCGCGCGGCACAGACGTCGAGAAGGCGTTCCGCGCCTTCGAGATCCCGTCGCGCCAGGCCGACCTGCAGGCCGTCATCCGCCTGGCCATGGAGTTTGCGGACGCCGAGACAGCGCTGCCTCAGATCGCCCAGGGCGAGCAGGGGTCGGCGCCTGACACGGTCGGCGGTATGACCTTGTTGATGAACGCGGCCAACACCGTCCTCAAGCGGATCGCGCGCCAGTTTGACGAGAGCGTAACCAAGCCGCACATCACCAGGTACTACGCTTGGGAGATGCAGTTCAACCCGGACGACTTGATCAAGGGCGACTACAGCGTCGCCGCGCGTGGATCGACCGCCCTGGTGGAGCGCGACCAGCGCACGCAGTCCATCACCGAGGTCATTGCGGCAGCCACGCACCCGGTCTTTGGCATGTTCCTGGACCACCGCAAGCTGTTCAAGGTCTACCTGGAGTCGAAGAAGGTCAGTCCCGACAGCGTGATGAAGTCGGACACCGAGATCGCGCAGGCCATGGAAGCGGCGAAGAACCAGCCGCCGCCCAAGTCGCCGCAGGAGAAGGTCGCCGAGATCCGCGCCGCGGCCGACGTCGAGAAGATCAAGGTGGACACGGCCAGTGAGGCGACGAACGAACGCCTGCGCCAGGAGAACGCGCAGCGCGATCGGGATGCCGACTTGACGCTGAAGCTACTGGACTACCGCACCAAGGTTCTCGACTACGTGCAGCAGAAGGGCATCACCTTCGAGCAGTTCAAGCAGGAAATGTCCATGTTCGTGCTGGACAGGCAATTCGAGCGTGAGGAGCGCGCCATGGAGCGCGAGGAAGGCCGGCTGGAGGGCCAGGCCGGCCGCAACCACGACATGCAGCGCGAGAGCATCCGCGCAGCCAGCAAGACACCAGCCGGCGTGCCGGCTTAAGGAATCGACATGAGTTCAGCCGTTCAAGGGCAAGCCTACTGGGATCCTCTGATCAAGGACTTCGTCCCGGTCAGCAGTGCTGCCGGCCTGCCTGTCGTCACGTCTAACATCACGGGCAAGTTCCGCGACGCCTTCGAGGTCTACGTCGCGAACCAGCGGTGGAACGACTACGTCGCCCCGGGCGATCTACTGTTCGTGGACGGTAACGCGCTGGCCGCGTCATACCTCGTCTTGAGCAAGGATCCGCTTTCGGCCGGCACCGAGACGTACATCGAGACGATGGCGCGCTTCACCATGCCGGTGGAGGTCGCGGTTGGCGCGCACATGAGTCAGCGCACGCTGGGCCAAGAAATCTCGGTCGAACTCGTGAGTTCCGACAACGCGCTGCCAGACGTGCCGGACATCGAGATTGCCGCGATCACGCAGACCACGACCACGCTGACCGTCACGACGGTGCTTTCTCACGGTCTGTCCATCGGGAAGTCGGTCGGCATCCGAGGGGTGACCGACTCGCGGCTGAACTACCCGGCGGTTGTGGTCGCCTCGGTGCCCGCGCCCAACCAGTTCACCGTGACCGCCGGACCGGGCGGCACGATCGCATCTCTCACGGCGTTCGATCGGGTGCTGGCCGCCACGACTGCGGCGCTGCCGGCCTCGACTTACGCGAACGGCACGCTGGGTGTCGGCGCTACGCTGACGGCGACCGCCAACGGGGCGTTCCCCGACCAGGACGGCGTCGCGATCCCGTTGAACGGGCGCGTGTTGGTGAAGAACGAGGCCGCGTCTGCCAACAACGGCGTCTACACGCTGACCACCGTCGGCAGTGCCGTCGCGGCGTGGGTGCTGACCCGTGCGACGGATTTCGATGTGACCGCCGAGATGACGGTCGTGGCGACCGCGCCGCTTGCCGTTGCGTTCTATGTGGCCGGCGGCACAACCCAAGTGCGGCGAACGTACTATCTGAGCGCCACGGTCACGACCGTGGGCACGACTGCGGTGACGTTTGTCGATTCGGGCACCGTCGGACCGCTGGGCTACGTCTACTTCCGCGAGCGGCTGGGCCGCGCGCAGAACGGCGTGTCGCAGTTGTTTGAGAATGCCACCGCGACCAACGCCTCGCTCTACATCCGAAGCGAGTCGGGTGACGCGCTGCCGTCTGGAACCGTATCGGGAAGCCACTCGGTAACGGTTGGCACGACCGCGTCGGTGCAGCTCGCGAACTCGCCGTACACCTACGCATTCACGCCGACGACCGAGTTCCGACTCAACACCCAGGCCGATCGCTGCCAGTGGTACGACAGCGCGGTCGATGCGGTTTCGCAGACCACATCGCGCCTGATGCGAACGCAGGTATGCCCGGACCCGACGCACGAGTACAAACTGCGGGTCCGCGCCACGAACAACAAGTCGCTGACGGTCCCCGCCGCGCAGATCGTGAGCGCGACCAAGCTGACGGCGATCACGACCCCCACGGTTGTCACCGACCGCCCCCACGGGCTGGTGGTGGGCGATCTAGTGGTGATGTACGGCGCCCGAGATCAGACGGTGTTCGCTAACGTGCTAACGGCGACGCCTGTGCTGACCGTGCCCGATGCAACATCGTTCACCGCCACTTGGGGTACGGCGACAATCGCGACCACATACGGCGGATATGTTGCGCGCGTCAACGGCGGCAACCTGCCGTCGGCGCTAGGCGCGCAGGCAGTGGTCGCGCAATCGGCCGTCCTGTCGACGTTGCTCGACGGCACGCGCCAGCTTGTCATCGTGGGGAATACAAACTGGGGCGCCACGCTGCTGATCGGCGACATGGCGAACGTGATTGGGCTGCGCGAGGCGGTCGCGGGTGCGTCGCTTGGGTGCGACGGGCCTTGGAAGGTGGCGAACAACGTCACGACCGCGCTGACCCTTGTCTTGCCGTATGCGAATCAGCGCGTGCTGCCGGCCGACTTCGCGTCGATCAACTGCGGCGGCGCGGCGATCAAGCGGACTTGCTTCCGCATGTCGTTCGTGCGGATCTTTGACTACGAGCGCGAGCGCGTCGAGCTACTGGCCCGCCCGACTGGCGACGTGTCGGCCGCCGCGCCCGTGGCAATTCAGAACACGCCTGCCGTTACCGTTTCCAGCGGCACGGTCACGGCGAGCGGCACGGTCACGGCGAACATCGGCACCGGCACGCTGGCAGCGGTCACGGCGGCGGGCCTTGCCATCCCCGGCATCATCAACGACGTGGCTTCGGCCGCGCTCGCAACGACCACGACCACTGCCGCCTTTACGCCGACGTTCGGTTCGGCGTACTCGGTCAACATTCCGGTCACGGCAATCGCTGGCACCAACCCAACTTTGGATGTGAGCATCGAGGAGTCGGACGACAGCGGCACCAACTGGTTCAAGGTTTACGACTTCCCGCGCATCACGGCTGCGGGCATGTACCGCTCGCCGCTGATCCGCATGGTCGGAAACCGAGTTCGCTACGTTCAGACTGTCGGCGGCACCGGTTCGCCGTCGTTCACCAGGGCGATCAACCGCCTCCAGTCGTCGAGCAACAGCGAGCCGGTTCGTCAACTGGTCGATCGCTCGGTGGTCCTCACCACGATCAGTAGCACCACGCCCAGCCTAGACGTGCGCGACGCGGGCAACCGCATTCAGATAGTGGTCAACGTGGGCGCGATCACCACCACGGCCCCGGCGCTGCAACTGGAGGGCTCCGACGACAACGGCGCAAGCTGGTACAGCATCGGATCTCCGCTGACAGCCGTCGCGAGCAGCACGGTGCAGGCCACCATCAACGACATCAACTCGGCCCTGGTGCGAGCGCGAGTTAGCACGGCCGGCGTGGGCGTCACGGCAGGTTATGTTGTGATCAAAGCGCACGACTGATCGAAGCCGTGATGCCGTTAACCATCTCAAAAGCCAAGCCCATGTCGGTCGAGCGAATCTCAGGACTGGAGTCGCGAGTGGACAGCGTCGAGTCAATCGCTTCCGATCACGGTACCAGGATCACCGGGCTCGAAAACCGTCTTGTCGACGTGCGCCTCGGCATGGCCGAATTGCACGCCGATCTGAAGGCGAACAACCTTGCCACCGAGCAGATCCGGGCGTCCGTCGCCTCGATTGAGTCGGACAGCAAGGAGATGATCGCCGTGTACCGAGCCACGCCGAAGATGCGAGACAACGTCCGCTGGTTGGCGTGGCTGGCCGGCGCGGCCTGGGCCGCCGTCATGGCCGGCGCGACCCTCTACGCAGCCCTTAAGTAGGAACCTGACATGGACGAATTTACCCCCGAGCAGCGTGCCGTGATCGGCAAGGTCGTAGAAGACGAGGTGGCCCGTCGCCTGGCGGAGCTCGCCGCGGCATCCGAGCCCGCCTGGCAAGCATGGGCGGTCGGTGCGCTGCGCTCCTGGACGATGTGGCTGGGCGGCCTGCTGGTCGTCTTGCCCGAACTGATGAACGCGCTGGCCCCGATCATCACCGCCCAGTGGGGCGCCGATGTCTGGCAGCGCGTCATGCAACTGGTCGGCGTCGCGGTAATCCTGCTGCGCGCCAAGACCGTCGAATCCATCCCACAGAAAGGGGGCGCATCGTGACCATGTACCAACGAGAGCGCATGGCGCGAGTCGGCGCTTTGAGCGTCATCTCTCTGACCGTGGCCGGCATCCTGCTGATGCTCGCGGCCTGCGTGCAGATGACCGCGCCGCGCAACGTGAGCGAGTCGCTGGCCTACGTCGAGTCCCAGGTGCAGGGCGTCGTCCGTACCTGCACGACCCTCAACAACGAGCGCCGCATCACGCTCGCCCAGGCCGTGCAGTGCGATGGCGTGACCCGGCAAGCGTTCACTGCGATCGACCTCGGGCGCGGCGCGGCGCAGGCCGGCGACATGACCCGCGCCGAGGCGCAACTTTCCGTCGTCCGGTCGCTGCTGATCGAGGCCGAGAAGATCACCCGGAGCGCGCCATGAACGCCATCGCCATCGCCCAGGCCATCCAACTTATCACGCTCGCCACCGAGGCCGCCGCTGCCGCCACTCGCATTTCCGCGCTCATCGCGCAGCGGCAGGCGGCCGGCGCCGAACTGTCGGAGCAGGATTGGGCCGACCTCATCAACGACCGCGCCGTGGCGCAAGCCATGCTGCTGGCCTCGATCGCCAAGCGCCAAGCCCAGGGGAACTGACCATGAGCCGCGACAACACCGTCACCGAGCAACCTGGGCTAGGAGTCCGCTGGCCGCTTGACCGCAACGGCGACCCTGCCCCGCTGATTCTGCCCGGTGGCCGCAAGGTCACGATTGTCGGAAACAACGGCGCGATCGACATCGACAACACTGGCTTAGTCAACGTCCAGCCGCAGATCCAGGCCGCGATCGACGCTGCTGCGGCAGCGGGCGGCGGGGTCGTTCTCCTCCCATCCGGGACGCTCAGGCTCTCGGCCTCAATCGTCCCCAAGAACAGGGTCACGCTGCGCGGCGCTTCGATGGAAAGCACCATCCTCAAGCCCGACGCGGACGGATTCCGGGCGATCGACGGCGGGGGCGCATCAATAGCGGCCAAACTCGATTACTTCGCTGTCGAAGAACTGACGCTATACGGCCGACACGACGTGAGCCCGACGCTCGGCCTTGACTCCGACAGGCTGGTCAACATCGCGTTCGTTCGGCACGTCGTCATACATCGCGTCAAGGCGATCTACTCTCGACAGATGTCGCTGACCGCCAGCTACTGCGATCTCGTTCTGGTCACGAACTGCTACGTCTACCGGACTGCTCGCGACGCAATCAATCTGGCCACCTGTTCCCGGACGATCGTCTCCAACAACTACGTTCGCAACTGCGCGGACGGGGCCGTCGAGATCCACGTCAACGTCGCGCTGGGCAATCCCGCGAACGAGATGCACGTCTGCTCGGGCAACATCATCGAAGACAGCTTCGGCATCAAGTATCTTGGCGCGCGACGGGTGACGATCAGCGGCAACACCGTGACGCGCTCCAAGGGCTACGCGATGTTCTTCGCGTATGACGGTCTCGGGGAGGGCGCGGACGACGTGCTTGCGCTGAACATCGTCGGCAACACCATCACCGACGTCATCAACGCGAACAAGTTCGGGCCGTCTGTCATCCAATGCGGAATTCGAGTCGCGTCTGCCGCGAAGGCGTTCCAGGCGCCCGTCATCGGCGGCGCAACGCCGGACATCAACAAGCCCGATGTTTTCGGCCCGCTGTCGAACACTGCAATTGCGCAGAACGCGGGCGCCCTGGGAATCAACATCGCAGAGAACGTCATCATCATGTGTTCGCAGACGGCTGCGAACTACACCGACTACGGATTCGGCGAGACGTACCTCAACACCGGCTACGCCAACCCGGCGAGCCCCAACACGCCGAGGCTAGGCGAGGGCATCCGAATCGGCGGCGCGATCCTCGACATCACGGTCCGCAACAACAAGGTCGACGGGGCGGCGACGCCGATTGCGTTGGAGTCCGACACGACCTACATCGGCCGACTGATCTGCTCCGGCAATCAGCTGACGCGCTACGCGACGCACGGGGTCAGTCTCGAAACCCCGGCGATTCTGTACGGTCAGTTCATCGTCAAGGACAACGTTTTCGACGGTGATCCGTACTTCGAGCATGCAAATCGCGCAGGCGCCGGAGACGGCACTTGGAGCGTCGCGATCCAGCCGAGCGGCATCAACTACGTCAACATCAACGGCATCGCCATCCACGGGAACACGTTCCGCAACTTAAATCAGTGCGGGCATGCGAACGGCAACTCGGCTGGTGAGTGGCTGGGCAACACCTACATGTTCCAGCCTGACGCGAGCCTGCGGTTCAACACGTTCGGGACAGGTTCTCGTGGCATCCGCGAGTCTTGGGGTTTTGGCGCCATCTCCGATGTCCTCGTGTGGGAGGACTCAAATCCGCTGTCTGCCACCTACGGTCGGCAACTGGGCCGAGGCCCAATCTCCGGGCTGTCGCTGGCGATGCCGACCAGCGGCTACTGGATCGCCGGGTCGCACGTCCGCACCATGGGTCTGATCGGCGCTGGTGCAGGGCAGACGATCGGCTGGCAGCGCCTCACCACCGGCAACGCCCACGTCGCCGGCACCGACTGGCGCGCCATCCAGGTGACCGGCGCGTAACCCATGATCGACACCACCTCCGCCACCTGGAAGACGGTCGCGGCCTGGCTCGAGGCCGAGCTCGCCGTTGCGAGGGAGAAGAACGACATGCACATGCCGGACGAGCATACGATCGCGCTGCGCGCCCGCATCCAGGTGCTCAAGGACCTGCAGCAGCTGCCCGGCCGCATCCAGCGCGCGGCCGACGCGCGCGCCGCGGCCCAGGCCTCCTACCAGGCGCCGACGTTCATGAACGAGCGCGACTACTGACGCCATGCGCGCACCGCACAAAGAAACCCGCTTCGGCGGGTTTTTGCATTTCTAGGCCCACGAAAAAGGAATCTCCATGGACCACGAGCAGCAGAACGGACAAGAAGCCGTCGAGCTCACCGACGAGCAAAAGCAAGCGCTTTGGGACGAGATGAAGGCCAGGCCCGAGGGCGACGTCCAGGTGCACGCAGAAGAGGCGGCGCTTGCGCCCGCCGCGGCCCCCAAGGCGCCGAGCGTTGAGGACCTGCAGGCTGACATCGCGGCGATGAAGCTGCAGATGGAGCGGCAGACCCGGAACAGCGCGGGCGCGATCGGCGGCCTGCAGCAGAAGCTCAAGCAACACGAGCAGTCGCTGGCCGAAGCGCGCGAAGCGCTGGCTCGCAAGAGCGACGGCCCCACGCCCGACCAGGTGACGGACGCAGCCCGCTCCGGCGCCAAGTGGGAGCAGCTGAAGTCCGACTACCCCGAGTGGGCCGAGGCCATTGAAGAGAAGTTCGGCACCGGCGGCGCTAAGGGCGACCAGGACGCCATCCGCCGTGTCGAGGAGATGGCCGCCAAGAAGATCCGCGAGGCGCAGGAAGAGGCCGAGCGCCGCAGCGCCCAGGCCCTCGACGCCATGCGCTACGAGGTCGTCGAGAGCCTGCACTCCGGCTGGCAGGACCTGTGCAAGACCGATGAATTCAAGACCTGGCTGAAGCGGGCCAATGCGGAGAGCCGCGAGCTCGCCAACTCCGATCGGCCCAGCGACGCCATCAAGCTCCTCAACCGCTTCAAGTACGGCGCCGACGTCGCGCCAGGCCAGCAGCTGCCGCCCGGAAGGACCGCAGCTGAGGTGGCCCGCGAACGTCAACAGCGCCTGACCAACGCCGTGACCCCGCCGCGGGGTACGGCCGGCTCTGCATCCGCCAAGTCCGAGCAGGACATGACCGATGCCGAGTACCGGCAGTACCTCATCGCGCGCCAGCGGTCCGGCAGAGGAGTCCGCTGACATGGGCATGCAGAGCTACGGCTCCGCGCCTGGTCGGCGCTCCCAAGTGGCAGGCAGCGCGCCCGCGCGGCCCACGCCGAAACCTCAACCGCTGATCGCCACCGCGATGAAACGCAAGGCGCCCAGCAAGAAGAAAGGAAGCTGAATCATGACGATGCAGAACTACTCCACCGTCGCCTCGCGGAACCTCATCCGTGCCGAGCTCGAGATGCTCGCGCACGCGGAGTGCATCGAGGTGCTGGCCCCCTTCGGCATGCAGAAGACGCAGCCGACGCGCAAGACCGACACCGTCGTCTTCCGCCGGGTCAACCCGTACAACATGGCGGCCAACGGCACGCCGCGGATCGACGTCAACGCCTTCGAGATCCAGGAAGGCTCGACGCCCAACAGCAACACCATCAGCTACACCGACGTCTCGGTGACGCTCAAGCAGTACGGCGTCCTGTTCAAGTTCAGCTCGAAGGCCGAGCTCATGTACGAGGACGACATCCCCTCGGACATGGCAAAAGTCTGCGGCGAGACGATGGCCGAGGTCGCCGAGAAGATCCGCTACGGCGTCATCAAGGGCGGCACCAGCGTGATCTACACCAACGGCTCCTCGCGCGCCGCGGTGAACACCACGATCTCGCTGAACAAGCTGCGCCAGGCCGCGCGTTCGCTCGAGAGCGCCCGCGCCAAGATGGTCACGCAGCGCCTGGCGAGCGGCCCGGACTTCGGCACTGCGCCGGTCGAGCCGGGCTACCTGGTCTTCGTGCACACCGACCTCGAGTCGGACGTCCGCAACCTGCCCGGCTTCACCAAGGTCGAGGAGTACGCGCAGCGCAAGCTCGTGCACATGCGCGAGCTCGGATCGGTCGAGCGCTTCCGGTTCGTGACCTCGCCGCTCTTCGAGCCGTTCCCAGCGTCGGGCTCGGCGACGCTCAACGGCATGGTGTCGGCCGGCGGCAGCAACGTCGACGTCTACCCGATGGTCGTCGTGGCCGAGGACGCCTGGGGTCAGATCGCGCTCAAGGGCATGGGGTCGGTGCAGCCCACCATCCTCAAGGCGACCGCCAAGAATCACGCGAACCCGCTTGGCCAGTTCGGCTACGTGGGCGCGAACTTCTGGATGAACTCGGTCCTGCTGAACCAGAACTGGATGGTGCGCATCGAGTGCGCCGCCACCGCGCTGTGACGGAGGACTGACCATGCCCTCGATCTCCCAACGGGTGAACGCATCGCAGCTGGATGCGATCTCCCGGCGCGAGCTCGCCGACCTCCTGCAGGCGGCCCGGGCCGACATCGCCGCGCTCCAAGCGCGCGTGACCGGCCTGGCCGCGAAGCTGGATGCCGACGGCGGCGTCACCGACACGAACTACGGAGCGCTGTTTCCGGCGCCGGCCACCACCAACCTGACCGCGTAACGCACGCGACGACAAGGACATCACCATGAGCACCAACGCCACCAACGGCCTCCTCGGCGGCAACATCACGCTGGGCAAGGCCACCCTCGCGGCCGGCACGACCACGACCATCTCCACCACGGGCACGCTGCCCTACGCTATCCAGGGCCAGGTCTACGCCCGGGCCGCGCTCACCAACTCGGCGACCCCGACTGTCGACATCGTGACCGGCGCGGCCTTCAAGCCGCTTGTCGCCGACCAGGCCTGCGTCTTCGTGTTCGCGCTGGATGCGGCCGGCACCACCCGAGTCGCGCAGGGTCCGATCGTCAAGCTCTCGGACGTCGTCGGCAAGCTGGCCGCCGTGTCGTTCCCGGGCCTGGACGACACCCTCACGCCGTTTGGCTACCTGTACGCACAGGGCGGCTCGACGCTGGTGGGCACCTGGACGTTCGGCACGAACAACCTGTCCGGCGTGACCGGCATGACCTACACGTTCCGGGACCTCTGCCTCCTCCCGGCCCAGCCGATCACGGCCTAAGTGCACCCCGCACGGTCCCGGCGGTTCGTACCCGCCGGGATCTCCTACAGCGGGCCGCGACCCGCTTTCAGCACGGCGCTTTTGGGCGCCGTGTCTTTTTGAGTCGCGCAGAAAACAAGGAGCCCATCCATGACGCGCATCTCCCCCGACGCCGCCAAGCAGATCGAAGCGGCGGCCAGCGGCAAGGCCCGCACCGACTTCCGCAAGTCGACCATGGTCAGCAGCGAAGACACCCCGTCCGTGAGCCACGACCGGTCCATCCCGATCGAGGCGCTCGAAACCCCGCCCGATGAGATCGAGCTCGTGACCCTGCAGGACACGGCGCACCCGGACTTCCCGCTCGAGGCGTTCATGGAGGAGAAGGTCATCATCAACGTCTATTCCTCCAACGTGGAAGGCGAGCTTCCCTTCGTCGAGCCGCGAGTCAACGGCGCCTCTGCGGTCATCCCGCGCGGGCGAAACGTCATCGTCAAGCGCAAGTTCGTCGAGGCGCTGGCCAACGCGAAGATGTCGACCTACGCGCAGAAGGTCGTGAACGTCGACCAGGCGAACATCGAGACGCCGCTGGATGAGCAGGTCGCGCTCGCCTTCGGCTTCAACGTCATCCAGGACACCGATCGCGGCAAGCGCTGGGTGTCCGAGCTCTTTCGCCGGGCGGCCTGACCATGCGGTTCGTCGACATCGTCGAACGCCTTCGGGTGGAGTGCGGTGTGTCGGGACGCCCGATCACCGACGTCGAGACGTTGACGGGCGAGCACCTCCGGCTCAAGCAGTGGACCGCATCTGCCTGGATCGACATTCAAAGCGAGTACGAAGGGCTATGGGCCTTCATGCGGACGGAGTCGGCCCACACGATCAGCGCCTATGAAAGCCTCATCACGCCTTCAGAGTGGGTCGCCGAGAGTGTGAATACCTGGAAGATCGACTCTTTCCGCATTGCGGCAGCTGGCCGGCCGCGCTCGCGCTCGGTGCCCCTGGTGTTTCTGCCCTATGACCAGTTCATCACTGGACCGGGCC